TCAAATTTCTGTCCAAAACACTGACCAAATGCCCTTGGCTCAATATCCAAAAACTGATCTATAATCGATATATCGTATCTGTCAACATTATTTCCATCGCAATAAATCAAGCCTTTTGACCCCATGGAAGTAGCTTGTAAGTCATAGCCTATAGTGCCGTAAGGCGCATTTGTATTTCTGGAACTATTAACCTGATCCCATCGGAATGGCTCAAATGTAGATTGTGTGAACCTAAATAACCAGGTGGATTCTTGAAAGAAAACTACTAGCTGATCTCTTAAGAACTGTGCAGCAAATATCCAATCTCCCGTAGCGGCTGGTACAGAAGCTCCATTGCCTGTTACATCAGTCACAAAATTTGTGGGATTGAACGGTGCACTTGTTCGAATTGTCTGAGGCTCTTTTACCCCAGCATTAAGGGTTGGTCTGATAAACAACAAACTGTTCTTATACACTTTCACATCTAAAGTTGTTTGTACATCATTTACAAACGTGATATAATCTGCATAAACTGTTGAATATGAGAATCTTGTAAGGTCTGTTCCGTCATAGGTTGTTACACGGTCTACATTATTCGTGAGATAGAGATATCCAGTAGCTGTGTCTGTGGGCTTCCAGTTTGTAGCATTGAAGAAATTTGTGTAATCACCTGTGAAGTAATCACCAGCTAGACTAGCTGTAACAGTATAATTCCTGGTATTTCCTGCGGTTATGTTAAGTGTAATTACACCTGTAGTATATACTACAGTTGATGTGTTCAATAAGTTACCAGATGTTGGAAATCCACCTACACCATTATCAGTAATGGTGCTTGTTCCGTCTGTTATGGTTACTGAATAGGGAGCTAAATTTGTGAATCCAGTGGTTATAGTCATCGTTGTAGACGTGCCATTACCTACATAGAGAATTCCCGATACCGTAGAAATTGGATCAAAAATCAGGTTTGTACCGTTATAAGCTGATGCTCTTTTGGTATCACAAACAACTAATGTTCTAGTGTTTGTGGATTGGTTTATGAAATTTTTAATCCCCATTATGGGATTATTTACAGGAGTAGATAAGTTTACAGGAGCATATGTATATCCCATGACTATTGGTTGAGGATTTGCTACAGTCCTTCCTCCACCAAAAGTAAGAGTCCAGGCGCCTGTTGTATAATTTATAGTTCCTGCATCCCCGAGAGATCCTGTAAGTACACCGGCTCCGTTATCAGTGAAAGTTTCCTGACCACCTGAAGTCTTAACAGCAACTGTCACTGTTCCTGAGTAAACAGGGTGTATAGCTAGAGTTCCAGAATAAGCGCCTGTTCCATCTCCTGTGGCTATGGTAGTATTATTTCTATAACGCAAGAAACCACCGCCAGGATACACCACAGATCCATTTCTTTTATAAATGGATCCTCTATAGACATAGGCATCCTCTAAAATATCGAAGGCATCTTCTGGTTTTACCCAGCTCTCCAAATATTGGAAAAGACCTGTTTTAGATTGTCCTTGGCCTATAAGAAATGGCTGATAACTGCTTGGCATTATACACCTATTGCAACCCAGTAGAGATTCCAGTCAGTTCCACTAGCATTAACTCGATATTTGAACTGAGTAGTAGTGAAAGCAAAAGTTCTATCCAAAACTATTGGCACCGTAGTACCAGAAGAGTCAAAGGCTAGTGAAAATTGTACATTATAACATGCCGAAGCAAAAGATGTTGGAAACGAGACTGTTTTAGTACCCGAAGTATTCCCAGTGGATACTCCCCACTGCATTATAAGACCATTTGGTAGTTTATAATACCCATTGGTCGCATTGCCAGTCGTGCTTCCTAAAAACTGATTGTTCGCGTAGAGATCAGCCTGACTATTGGAGATAAGATCTGTTGCTAACGGAATATTTGCATTAAAAGTCATAATTAAAACCTCGGTACACTTTGGACGGCCTCAAACTGCTGCACAGTTCTACCTAAAGCCACATTTTGGTATCTCAATAATATTTGAAACGTTTCCCCATAAGCCTGTAAATCACCTCTATCAGCAAAGATCTCAAGCGAAGCTCCGTATGCTATAAGTTGACCCCATTCAGTCTGCAGTGGAACGTCAGATCCAGACACAAACTGATCCTGATTTATATAACCCTGCATAGAGATCTGATAAACTTGGTCAGGTATTGGGCGGAAAGTAAATTCATTATTATAAAATAATACACCCTGAGGTCTAGCCGGCTGATATGCCTGGTATTTGTCATAGATAGTCGCAGCTGACACAGGGATCGTGTTGAACGTAACTGAGAATGCACCTGTAGTATATGTAATGGTTCCAACCGCAGTATCCACACCAAGAATCGTCTGGTAAAGTATACCGTCACTCTTATCAAAGGCGACCTGAGTTCCATCAGTGATGAGGTAGGTTCCCTGAATAATAGGAAATGCTTGGGTAGTACCTGCAAATAAAGCTGTAACACCATCACCAGTAGCCACAGCATCTTGAGCATATTGAATAGGCCAATCCTGGAAGAATATGTCTCTATCCTGGTAGAAGATCAAAGGAAACCCATCGGCATATGCCATGGGTTGATCAGTCAGAAAACCACCTGGGAAAGAATAAACATCTACATTTGGGTAGGCATAGAAGTTTAATGGTTGGAGATTTATCTGCTCTTTTATCTCAAAGGGCATTGTAAAAGTGTAATAAGTATTTACATAATCAGTAATCTGAGAATCCGTGAGCTGATCAGCTGAAGGAGATCCTGTTATGTTTCTTATCTTCGCAATGATTTGCGATAAATCCCAAGCAACCATAAATCACCTAAATTAAGCGGCACGAACCGACTGGCATTGAAAATAAGGTACATATCCATTTGCAAATGTCTCACTAACGCCATCATCTCGCATTCTACGTCCGTATGTTCTTTTGTGACATGCGTAAGGATCGGATTTAACTTGTCCTTCAAGATGTCGAATAACTTCAACTGGCAGATCATATTCAAAGCCATGCATCAGGTCATAGTGCTTGAGTGGATGCGATTTAGAGGCATAGTGAAAATGCAGCATACAGCCCGGATCCCTATTATTAAGGAACCTAATCTTTTCCATACGAGGTACATCTTTAGCAATAACAACTTTTGTTTCTGTTGGGATCTCTGGGTTTTCTTCGAGAAAGTTCTTCTGGATAGTTTCTCCATCCATTTCATTTAGTCTTTTTGCCATTTTTATCCTCACGAATATAGGTTTGTAAAAGGATCATAAGGAGCGTTGCCAGCATTAATGTTTGCAAACCCTCCTGAAGTATATGTAGAGTAATTTGATGTATTGATGCCTACCTGAAAATTGTTAGCGTCAACCACATTTGTAATATAGCCAAATTGACCATTTATCTGTGACATTCCTTTGACTTGGCTAAAGTCAATTTGAGTGATATTTTGATCAAGAGCATTGGTAAAACCATGAGAAACCACAGTGATGGTAGCCTGTAAACCATTGGAAATACCGGTTACGGTTCCACGTGTTATTGGCCATTCATTTGGGCTGGGGAAAGTTACTCCACCATTTCCTGCTGGAAAGCTTGTCATTTTACCTCAAAATAAAGCCCTGAGAGTTATTAGGCTCTCAGGGTCCTTTCTACGCTTTTTTAAGGCATAGAAGCTTGTTTAGCATATGCCTGGATAGTTCAGGATAGCTTCATAGTACCAAACATCGCTGGTGTTAACCATGACGCTAGTACCCATTCTAAGTCCGACAATACCAAGGTTTGCTTCAGCTGTTGGGAGACTTACGTTTCCATACAGCGAATTTGCTGGAGCACCCGTAATAACGTTAGCAATACCACCACTTGAGTAAGCAGTAAAGTTTGTGCTATTGATGTTCACAGTGAATGATGTTGTAGATGTAACTGATTGGATTACACCGCTAAGACCATTCATCTGTACCATGCCCACTATGCCATGGAAAGAAACTACAGTTACACCAATATCAGCTGATGTAAAGCTATGTGTAGCTGTTACACTAGCATTAGCAGCGGCACTGATGTTAGTAATAACCAAGTTAGTGCTGCTATATGTTGTATAGGGCACTTGGTTCGGTAAAAATAATGCACTGTCTGCTGACTGGAATGGGATAATACCAGTAGTAGCAGCAAGTGATCCTGATGCCAAACGGCTAATAGCAGGAACACCAGTTGTGCAGGTATCAATGACAACATAAGGAGTTGCGAGTGATGCTGTGTATTCATCATACCAGACTTCTACAACGCCAGTAACAGTACCTGATACTAAAATGGTGTCATTTCTCATATAAAACTTGCTTGGAACAAATCCAAGATTCAAGTTCTGAGCTGCACCACCAGCAACAACACTAAAAGAACCAGTTTTAACAATAGACATATGGCCCCCTTATGAGTGTGTAGCTGTTAAACGTGTAATCCAGTTGTCATTCAAGATCCTTGTAGCGAAAGGATACTTGTAGCCAACAGTTCCACGTTGGTTAAGAGGATCAGCTGTACCAGAAGCGCCAAGTGGCTTCACGATAAATTCTGCTTCCTTTGCACCAAGACGAACAACACCATAAGCTTCTTGACCAAGCAAGAAGTTAGAGTATACGTTTGGTGATGCACCATTGCTAAATCCATTGGTATTAAGCAACCATCTGCAGTTACGGGTTGAACCCCATTCTGCTTCAAGTGCATTGCCTGGATTAGGATAGTTAGCTGCCGAGATAAAGCTTGATACGTTTTCAAGATCATCCTGTAGGTCAACTGACATGAAACCCCAGTATGAAGCACGAACTGGAGCTGTACCAAACTTGTTTTCACCTGGAAGTGGGTTCGTCATCAGACGAGCATTTCCTTGACGGAGAGCAATTATTGCTGTCTGAATATCACCATCGGTGACTTCAGTTGGTGTATTACCGTTCAGACCTTTGCTACATGCAATGGTAGAAGCAGTAGATACCATCATATCACGTATGAGGGTATCGATAGTCAAGCCGAGCTGTAGTGACAATACTTTTGTTGATTCATTCAACACGCGGTCTTGTACCACGAATTGAACTTGGTCTGTAATGGTTACAAAAGAACCATACCAGCTAATTGCTGCTTTAAAGTCTGTTACTGATAGTTGATCACCTGAAGGTGTTTGGCCATCTGTAAGTGGAATTGTTGCTGCGCTTAGGGTACCATAACGTCTAAAGACCATTTGATCACCACTATTAAGTGGGATCTGTCGCTTTTGTGCGAATAGGTCATAGATGAAATATGGACGAGCTAAGGTCAACAACATTCTATCGAAATAGGTCCTAACTTCTGGAGGAAGTTGGGTTAATGTTGTAATTGCCATAAAGGTCTACTCATAGTTAGACCTCGGTCAAGTTTTTCTCCACAAGAGCATTGAATTCAGACTCAGACATCGATGCGTAATACTCTGCTTTGCTCAGGCTGGGCTGGCCGCCACGTGCACTTGACAATGTACCAGGTTTGCTAGAGTTTTCGACTATACGCTGTGCCTTTTGGCTGACTTCTGGCTCTCTTGGCTGAGCAGGCTCAATTCTTTGGGAGTCTCGGTGCATTCTGCCTAGATTATAGGCAAATGAAGCCTTGTTCTCCGAATTCTGAAAAGCTATCGCGAAGTCACGGTTCGTTTTTAAAAGAGGAATGGCATACTTATCCATAACCTCATCATAGTCGGGATTCTGAACCTTCGTTTCTAGCTCATTAAGTTTGAGTCTATAGTTTTCTTCTTGCTGTCGAAGAGCCTGCTCATATTCTGCTTGGGTTTGCTTGTACTTACCAACAGTAAGTAAGTCATCATCCCTTTCGTCCTCAAGTGGACTACGCTTCTGAGCCGGCTGCTGTTGCATAGCAATTTGACTACGCATAAACTCAAGTTCTTGGCTATAGCGAAGCTTTTCAGCTTCCCTTTCTGCTTTCTCTTGTGCGATAGAATCACGAAGAGCTTTGAAGTTATATTCCTTTTCAGAATCATTGCTTGCGCTAACAATGGGTTCTTGGGAAGAAACTTGCTCTTGTTCTACCACTTCCGGACTCACGGCGGCTGAGTCAACTACGCCCGTATGTTTTTGTTGCTGATCAAATTCAGCCATGTAATCTTGATCGTATATCGTCATAGTTTCCTTAAGGCTGGCGACGCCTTGTTAATTACACAATTGACTTGTGTTAAGTGTAACGCCCATTCACTTGTAACTATGTTCTTTATGTTAAGTGATATATACACAAAAAGTGTTAAATCACGAAACCAATACTTTCATTTTCTTGCCTTTTTCCATAATTCCAGTGAGCTGATCTTCACTCTTATCAGAAAGCATGGATTGATTTATTGGTACGTCTGGTGGACTTGAAAGCTCTGGCAGAAAATCAAAGATTCCCAAGTTATTATCCACGTACCAGACCAAAATGCCCAGTAATGCTGGTGGTCTACTATAATATGCTTTTACTGTCTGTCTTAGGCCACCAATGGCTACCGTGTCGTTGACCAAAGCTCCTTGTAGAGCCGGATCTGATTTTGCGGCATAGACAATATAGAATGGTTTCTTCTCATGCTTCATCTTATTTGCAAAAGTGGAAACAAGTTCCCAACATTGCAGTGATAAAGCTTCTCGAGTTTCACCAAGTTCTTGCATGATTAAAATCCTGTGTCATCAGAATAAGCGTGGAAAGCTTGAGCCATAATCTTACGGCCATCTTCCTTACATCCTTTTTCACCAGCTTGACCATAAGCCTGATCTGATGATTCGCCTTTGAAATCATGGCATGATGCCATCATATGCCAGTCTTTCATTGGAGATACTTCTCCATGATGGATCTTTTGATGTGCAGGTTCATCTACAGCATCGCGATAAACACCACCACGTGGCTTACCGGAATCTCTAGATTGACCACCCATCATACCTGCGCCATGCAGTTTTGAATGTTTCATATTATTTCCTCTTTGATTTTGAGGGGTTCTTGCTAGGGGGATTTGCCCCACCTGCGTTGTCGGTATTTACTTTGCCATGAAGCAAAGGAGAGTTACCTAATTTTGGTTTAGGCTTTTGATCGTTAAGCTTTGCCATTAACTACCTTTCATCTTCATACGCATTTTACTTTCACGTGAAGGAAAGTCTTTCTGCCCTTTGGAAGTATTCTCTATAGGTAAGTTTCTTTGTGGTGCAAGAGATTGATCCTTATATGCATGAGCATCTATTCTATCATTGGGATGTCCTGCAGGCGGCTCGTTTGAAGTATATCCATAGGGATATTCTTGATCTGCAACACGTCGGTCTAGTTGACGTGAATAGCTGTCTTCAGGTAAGTATCCTTGATCAAGGAAATTGAAGCTCATAGGTGCCTCTGGGTAGAGTGATTATGTCATTAGAAGTAAATTTACGGTTTACAGACAAATTATGCAAGTAAGAAAAAACTAGAGGTTAGAAGAATGTGTTGGACTAGAATGTTGGAATGGTGTATGATAGAAGAAATTAACTAAGGTTTACCTATATATATGGAAATACAGCATACAAAAAATTATGAAATATTCCAAAAAATGGAAGGAAATCGACACTTAGATACCAAGCATTTAAGAAAATTACGGGCATCTATACAGCGTGAAAATCAACTTGCTATACATCCTATAATTGTAAATAAACAAATGTCAGTAATTGACGGTCAACATAGATTGGAAGTGGCCAAGGAACTCGGTTTAGATATTTTCTATATAAAATCCGAAAATGTCTCAGATATACATTTGATTGAAGGAAATGTTAATCAAAAATCTTGGGAAGTAGAAAATTTTATCGATTACTTTGCCATCAAAGAAAAAAAGTCTGATTACATTAAGCTTAAAGAACTTATAAAACTTACTTCTCTTAAACCAAAAGCGATTTTATCTCTCATGATCGGTGCTATTAGTCCTATATTGCTTGAATTTCTTAAGACTGGTAAATTTCAATTTCCCTCCGATATTGATCCAAAAGCTTTAGTTGATTTCTTTCTAAGATTCCAAGATTATGCCAATGATAAAAAATTACGCCCAGTAAGCATGTTTACCAACTTCAATTTTACCAAAGCACTGCGTTGGGTGTATCATACGACAAATTTTTCTGAAGATATATTTTTTAAAAAATTAGACCTGAAATGGTTTGAGCTAAAGCCTCAGCGTACGGCACAAGATTGGTATAAATTATTAATAAATATTTACAATTATAAAAATTATGACAAAATTAGTGACGAGTGGTCTAATTCTTAAGGTTTTACCTGTAGAGAATCAATCTAAATTGCATTTGAAAAAAGGTGAGTCTATTGGAAATTACCTTGTAAAGGAAATTTTCACTGATCAAAATGAAAAACGTGTCTACCTATGCCAATGCTTAGAATGTAAGACAGAAACATATATGCGCATGAACCATAAATGTAAAGTTACTGGATGTCGATCTTGTACTGCTTTACGTGGAAATATGAGATTAACTTATAAAATAGGTCAGAGGTTCAATACTTACACCGTCATTGATGTCATTCGGGGCGAAAATGGAGTCCCTTATTACAAAATAAAATGTGATTGCGGATATGAAGGGACAAGAAGAAATCTTACTCGGATTGGCAAATGTGTCAAATGCTTGACTAGTCTTAGTCCTCAAAATAGAATTGGAAAACGATTTGGAAAATTGATTTACACAGAATATCTAGGAAAAAGTAAGTACAATGCAATTTGTGACTGTGGAAATAAATGCACCGTACAAAGAGACACTCAAAGTTGTGGATGTTTAAAGGCTGATAATGTAAGAAAAAATGCTGAGCATTGGATAGGGTATGTACATGGTTCCTTAAAAATTATAGGTATTCATAAAATAGAAAAAGGAAAAAGAACACTTTATGAGTTAACGTGCAAATGTGGGAATAAAATTGTACGTGGAATAAATGATTTATGGGGTATAAAATCTTGTGGATGTCAAATAAATAGAGATCTTAAAACAGGTGGAAAATCTTGGAATGCAAAACTTACCGACAAAGAGGCACTTGCTCTCAGAGAGTTATATTTATCTGGTAATTATAATCAACAACAGTTACGAGAAATGTTTCAGATAAATCAGCAACATTTATGGAAAATTTTAAGAAATAAGAGTTATAAAACATAAGGCACAGTAGCTCAGCGATAGTAGCGGCGCCCTGTTAAGGCGTAGGTCGAAGGTTTGATCCCTTCCTGTGCCTAATATATAAACATTTATCTACCAAATCGGTAGAAACTGGTAGATAATCGGTAGTTGAGAATATATGTGGGAAATAAAACGCTGGCAGAACTCAAACAATTTCATTGGACACAAGCCAAGTATTAAGCTATGTACATGGCCACCTAAGAGCTTTAACAAAACCTTAAGACAGATAAGACAATATGAAACTTTCGCTATACACCGTTCTTGGAATCATCGTTAGTGTGACAACATTAAATGTCACGATACTCTCAATCGTGACAAATAGTATGAATTGCGACATAAAAAGTCTCAATGAGCGACTAGACGCTATGTATGAAATATTGCTTATCCAGCAGGAGGAAAAATGAGTAAGAAATGGATTGTCACTGAAAATTTAGTTTTCTATAGTTTAGATGATATTGGTTCATTACGACTTGGAAACGAACTTTTCGATAGTGAGGGACGAAAATGTTATCATATAATAGGTTGGGATAATATAGAAAAAGAATTAGTGACATTTGAAACTTTATACTTAGAATTCGATCAGGCTAAAGATTATTTTATTTCAAAAATGAAGCAAGCACTTGGTGAAGAAAACATACTTTTGTTGGATGAGGAATGAAACTTATACTACTTACACTTATCACTTTATGCATTGTAACAGGTGCTTATCTCTGCAAGAATAAAGACAAGACACATCCTAGCAAAGGTCCTGGATGCTGGGATAAGGTTTATAATCCTAAGGATCTTGCTGCATAAAACTTAAGGCACATATGGCAAATGGCGTGCCAGCAAAGACAATATGTTGGGTTAAGATGGGTACTGCCCTAAACCCAAACTAGGTTCGATTCCTAGATGTGCCAATCAACCATTACCCCCAACTGCCTGATTTACCTGAGGATTTATAGATGACATATTTATTGGCTGGTCTACTTTTGATTCTGCTTCTCCCGATTGTACTGCTTCGAGTGATTTTAGGAGTGCTATCTTCTGTGTTAATAGGCCTAAGTCTAGCCCCTCTAGCTCTTTCACAGCTTTTACTAAATTTAACACTGAAGCTGTGCGATCTTCTTCCGCCTTTTGAGTCCTCTCAGCATTTAGGGCAGCGTCAAGATTAATTTTATTTAATCTTTCCATTGCAAGTGCTTGATCAGATTGGGCTTTAGATTCAATACCATCTGTCATTACTTGCATTTGCTGCATCTGTAGCTGTTCTTGTTTCTGGGCAGCTTCTTGTTGTTGTTTGGCTTGGGCATCAAGGATCTCATTAAGCTCTGCTTTTCCATGAAGGTTTGAGTTCTTAATGATAAGCCCGTCAGGAATAGGCATGTTAAGACCCTTAAGAGCTAGAAGTTGCATGTATTGTGACTGTCTCTGAGTATCTGTGAGAACACCTTCCTCAACAATTACATTGTACTTGGACCAATTGCCTGAGTAGAATTCTTCGGTAGGCTCTTTCTTGGTGATAGCCTTTACTTTTTCTGCGGAATAGTTCTTCTGTATGAGCTGCATTACTTTCTTACCAAGTATCTTCTGGCTCTCGGCTAGGCTGTCAAACACGTTTCTGAGCCCAATAAGGCCCGAAGCTTGACGCATCTTGGCTAAGATAGCGGCTGTCTCAACCTTCTCATTTTCAGGCATGCCAAGCATTTCTGGGTTGATACCTAGAATGTTAGGGATATCCTTTTCAAATGCATCCATAAGAGCAAACTGTGAATCAGGGATCCCTGGAGCTTCTATACGTCTTATATCTGTGTCCATGTTAGCCTCTGGCTTGAGGAACAATACCTGACCATTACCAGACTTGAATAGGGAGGAGTTGTTTGTTACAGCACCAGTCTTTGCTATCCATCCAGAGTTCAACTGAGCATCGATGATATCTACCATTTTTGATCGACGCTTATTGAGTTCCGTTTGCGGATCGCGGACGAAGCGTACAAGACTTTGCAGTTTCCACGTGTACAGGTCATAAGATGGTTCATAACATACCCAAATAGGCACAAAAGGATAATCGTCCAAGCCATATGGATCCTTCCCATAATATAGAAGCTCTCCCTCAATGATAATTCCAAGTTCAACAGTTCTCACTGGCTTCTTAATAACTTTAATATTTGGATCCATCCTTTGAAGGACAGCCAAACGTTTCCTATCTCCCTTCCACTCTGAGGTCTCTCCAGATCTCATGTCAACGAGCACATCTCTCGTTTCCCACTTAGCTCTCCAGTATTCAGTGTAGTTAAGCAGCTTCTGCATTCCCCATTGACGTGCAAACGGCATATAGGTAAATTTATCATCCCTAGAACCATAGGGGAGGGCATTTATAGCATCTTCTTTCTCTGGCAGTAGTGATATAGCTTCTGTGCGAGATATAAACTTACGGCGAGCTATAAACCCACAGTCAGACATATCTCTCTCATACATGAATGGATCCCAAATGACTGAGTTCCAGTGGTCAAGATGAAATTTAATGTCACCGTTTACCGGGTCATCACGGTAATCTATGTAAGGAGATATGAAGGATATACCGGTCACACATGCATCTTTGAAAGCTTGCGAAAGCTTTTCATAGCCACCACCGTATTGCATGACATACTGTCCTACATCAGTGAGAAGTTCTGCTGTGCTATCTGCAGCATTTTCAATAGGACTGTAAATGGTGGATAATCTATTTGACCTTTGAATGCCTTCTACAAGGTTAATCATTCTTCGGATCATGTTATAGGTGAAGCCAGAACGTCTTTGATTGTTTAGGTATGCAAGCTCTTCAAGTGACCATTGATTTGAGAGATAGAAAGATTGGTCTTTATAGGCTTCTGCATAGAATGTATTGAGCATCTGATAAGCGCGTTCATACTGCTCACCAAAGTCTTTTATTATGTCTTGATGCTCGGAGAGTTGTGTTTTCTTTTTATATTCGTTAAGAAAATCTTTTGCATCTGATGAATAGTCTGACATAGGATTTGCCATGAGACACCTTTGGTAAGTCTCACGGCATTGTAAAAAAAATAGAGTTTAAGGTAAAGACATTCAATCTTGTTCTTTAGGGATGCGGATTAGATCCTGCCCACATTTATAACAAAACCAATCGTCATGCTTAGCCTTATCCAGAAATGTTCTTAGGCAGTTCGGACAGACATACCGATACACATGAAACATTACTTTTTCTTTTTGGCCTGCTCTTTAATTTTGTCTACAGCTTTGTCATGTTTAATGTCCTTCTTAAGAAGTGCATCCATGCTTTTATCTATTGACTTCTTTACTTTCTTTATTTCTTTGTCCATCGTCTACCTGCATTTCTTCAAGGTGTTTGTTATTCGGAATGTTTTCTACTATCTCTTCTATACAAAATATGTACAACCCAACGAATGCGATTGCACATGTCAAAAGGATAAGTATCCATAAAATATATGAGTCTTTCATCACTTCACCGGAATTGACAAAGTTGGGCTCACATCCGCATCAGTTTTCTGATCTGTGTCTACTACATCTTCCGCTTTTCCCTGTGAATTCATCATATTTAAGCTCATCGTACACGACGGGAGACAAAAGAATGTGAATCCTATGGAGAAAAATACTGCTACAAGAATAAGTGAATCTTTAAGGTGCTTCAAGGTATGACCTCTTTACTTTATCTGGTTGTTGATAATGCTTGTTGTACGCACAAGGGGGCTCTTCAACCTGAGGGGATAAATAGTTCTCATTGATAGGGCCTTCGAAACGTAAGTTAGGAACTGGGGTTCCTCTGTGGCAGGGGCATGAACACGACGTCAGAAGCAATAGAAATAGGTATTTACTCATCTTCACCCGCAGCAATCTGTGTACATTCATAAAGTTTATCTTTAACGAATCGTAATCTATTGTGGATCACTTCATAGGAATCCTCAAGAGGAGCAAATTGATTAAGCCAAGGAGTTAATCCATGCTTAGACTCACAATGCTCAAACAATTCGTTGTTTAGAATATTATTAAGCTTCTCATATAGCCTACCAAGATCTTCTAGTCTATCTCTTTTCATCTACTTTCCTGGTAAAGATTTTATAAATTCGTCAATCTCTACTTTTTTCATATCTACGACTATATATTGATTAATGATACTACCATTTGGGCTATTTTGGTTTTCATATTCAAACTTTTTAATGGATTCTGCTCTCGACATATATTCTTGAGTTCTCCTTTTTTCTTCCCTAAATTCCAATAAATCTGAAAAAAGAGACAATACAAAAATAATAGCACATATCGACGAATACCCAATTATCCCCCAATACAACAAGTTTGCTAGCTCCTCTACATGCATCTATTTACCTGGATTAGGTTTTGGTATCTGAATTGGAGCTCCGTATGGGTTTTGGGGCCTCGGATTGCTTCTTGGAATCATTGGCGTGACTATGGTCATGAGAACCTCTCTTTTCTTTAGATGATCTATGGGACGAATGTGGTGATACATGAGGAACATCTACTTCAATCTTAAGTCTAAGGACATCGTCTATATCTCTTACTCTTGATGGATATTGTATTTGGCGGATGAATTCTTCATTGGATTCGACATCTTTAGGCTTCACTTTCTTAGCGCGCCTTCCGAAGCAGCAGTTACATGAGTCATTAAGTTCAACATCTCTTACACCATGTACCTGAACATCTCTGGCAAGAGGTGGGATTGAGGCAGACATATAACCCTCCTATGGGTTGTCCTTATGACACCATATCAGATATATACCACCAATTAAAGCAAAAAAGAAAATGCCTGCTGTAATCCATAGCTGAAAGTATTCTTGACTCATATTACCTCGGTAGTGGGCTAGCTAATGGTGGACGCCATGGGGTCTGATTCCATCTAAGCTTTTCTTTAGGAAGTTTAGGTATCTGAACAGTGTTTGCCATTATTTAGCTCCTCCACGGGGATATCTAGGGCCTGGGCAGCCATACAGCCATCTTGGAGACAGCTGTATGTTCTCAAACCAAAGTCCAGGACATGCATTACTTTTGGGCACAGTAACAGTCTTTGCCATAATCATGACTCCATTGCATGTCATCAATTTGATTTTCTAATTGGTCTATTTGCTCATCCAAATGTTGAATATACAATGCCATCATATACATTTCATGCTCAAGAACCTGAATTTGTTCTTGCATATCTTTTACTTTCTTATGTGTATCTGCTGCTAGGGGCGTCATTATCACTGTGATTGTCAATAGTATAGCTACTAATTTTTTCATCTAAGTCCTCAATTTGTATTTCTAAAATTCTTACTCTATTAGTTAGTTTGTCTATTTCTTTATGCTGCTCATACAGAGCATCAGAGATGTCTTCCATCCATATCGTGAGCTCATCATTCATTTTCACGGTCCATAAGATATGCCATCGCCAAAACTGCCGCTGCCTCATATATACATTCGTGTTCATCTTTTGGAATTTCTGCTACTAGGAATCGGTAATAAGAACCAGTTGTAGGAGTTCGAGCACAAATAAGCATATCTAACCCATCCTCAGAAAGATATGGTCTTGCCCATGTATCTTCATCATCATAAAAAAAATAGGTACAATTTTCTTTTTTTATATTCACATTCATCTTTGGATCGGTCCTAAAGGGATATTTATAACCGGATTTGGATTATTACTTATTACTGTCTGTGGTTGTGGCCACTGCTTAGGAGGTCTTGGTGGAACAGGTGTTAAGTTTGTGTATGCCATTTAATCTCCAAAGTGAACGTCTGGCCATATGTTCTGAATATAGGCTCTTTGAGCATGGATGTCCCCAATAGCATTCTGTCTTCTAAGTGGATGTGGTGGAACAAAGATTGGATTGGGCTGTGATGGAGGAGGAGTTTCTACAGTTTGTTCTTTAGGCTTTGCAGGCTCTTGTACTTTATACTCTGGCAGCTGATGCATCGATCTTGTAGGGTCTATAGACATATACACTCCTATTGTTTAGATAAAGTGTGCCATATCAAAAAGAAAATGACACCTAGAATTAAAGTATAGATATAGGACTCACGACTTATCATGGTTACCTCATAAATCATCACAGTCTGGGAAATACTTTCTATTGGTCTCTATGCAGCGCATAGGTTTGAGAAGTGGACTGTCACCCAAACTACGATTAAAATCATTCACTAGCCATTTTCTCCAGCCAATCTCAAGAGACTCAGCAAGTTCCTCTATACGAGCTAGAGTAATATGGCAATAAGGCTTGAGCTCTTCTGGCATATCTCTGCTAAGAATATGTATGACATCTACTATATTCTGGCAATATTTAAGACCTTCAAGCTTATCTTTATCAATGACTATTTTATATTCACCTTCATTCATGAAAACCTAGGGTTATATCTATCCATCATACGGTCAACATCATCATCACTCGGGCCCCTAGACTCGGTATCTATATTAAGCTTTACAGCATGGCATAAATATGAAAACGCATCTGCTCCATGGCTAGCCCAGTCATGTCTTGGCCTTTCGCTGTATACATGTAACTTATCATTCCATTCTTTACGATAATTTTCTAAGCATAGGATAAGTCTTTTGCATTTCTCAGCATCAAACCAGCATCTATGAAAGCGGCCTCTGACGCATTCTATCGCCTCTTCCTTGGTCATCTTCAACGTAGGGAGTATAGTGAAGTTGAGACCTAAGTTAGCTGCTACTTCGCGACGTGAGAGGCCATGAGAGAACTCTCGTGAATTCATGTCATGAGGTGCAAAGTGTGACCCATAAACATAGGGCTTTTCTTTGATGATCTTGGCGTAATGAGGGAGTCCTTCACCAGAATTCTCGTAATAATCTATACAACGTATTTCCTTGCCAGCGCATTGGAACCATATGATACAGGTGCTATCACCAACGCCAATATCGACCGCTGTGTATACACGAGTCTGAGGGTCATGTGGAACTCTACCTATACGACCTGAATCACTGCATTCTTGAAGGTATTTGGCGTAGTAGGATCCCTGAATGCCCAATGTGAAGGAACAGTAGTACTCCTGTTCTATCATGTCTCTCGAAACATTCTCTTTTTCCTGAAGCTCTGTAATCTTTTCCTTCGAAAGTATACCTGTATCGTCAACGGTAATTCTCTCGCAAAACCAGGAAGGATTGTGCTGAGCCATATCAAATAGCTCTTTAGCATGGTTTTGACCTCTTGGTGTGAATACAAATATTGCCCAGCCATTGTTGACATCGAGAATAGGTCTGATGTATTGCCAAGCGTTGGGGTTTTGCAAACTATACTCACTGAATATGCATCCCGTGGGGTTGGTACCCATGATCGCGTCATAACGATCTGATCCAACAATCTGAATGAGCGAGCCATTCTTAAGCCTTATTTTCATCTCTTGATTGTTAGGCTGTCCAAGTAGCAGTGGCTTTGGAATGAAGTCTAGAAACTTGAATCCGTCATTTGTCATGCCATCCCAGAGAACCTTACGTCCTTGGGCGAATGTCGGGAAGATATAGTAATAGATGCCTTTCTTCTCATAGGCTTCAGAAATGAGGAAGTTCCAAGCACATGTGTCTTTGCCAGCTCTCCTATGCCACACAAGCACAGCACGCTTCCCATTATCATGCATGTATCGAAAGAATGGTATTTGGTAGTCTCTAGCTTCGAAGTTATGCGGGAGTGTTATGACTGTCATTTACCAATCTTGTTGATGATCACTGTTGTTGGACCCTCAGATTTATCTTCTTCCCTATCCCAGGAGTTCTTCCATTCATCACCACAAACTCTAGCCATAGCATATTTTGTGAATCCCGGATCCCATGTTCTTTTCAGACCGTTTGTAAGAAATCTCTCAGTCTGTTTGTGCTTTGCATAGTCGTAGGCACTCGAAAAATCTTCTGATTTCTTTACAAATTCATGGATTCTTGTAGGGTCATAACCTCTTTGATAAGAGAATCCCTTTAAAAAAAAGTTATTATCATTGTCAATCCATTGACGTAAAGCTTTAGCTTCTTCAATAAGCCATTCTTGAGTATATTTTTCTGGTCTACCATTAGTAGTCAATCCTTTAGCGTACTGATTACCCTTGGGTGCAGCCATTTACTTTTTCCTCTTTACCCATGACAAAAACATATCCGAGAGCACAACTCCCGAGAACACTTCAAATATATGTACCAACATAACTTATCCTTGGTTAACGCCTTGCATTTTCTCGACTAACGCCACTATAGCCAATGCTACATGCGCAAATAAAGGATGGTTTGGTGAAAGCTGCTTGATGAGGGCAATAAGCTCATTAAGAGCAAGTCCTTCGATCTGCTTTACCAAGTCCGAATGCTGAGAGGCAAATGCCAATAAGTTCTGAAGTAGTGCCATATATTTCCTTTATTCTTCATCTTCCATGTGATCTAAGATACTGTCCACAACCTGCATAGTAGCGTTAAGTTTATGATTTAACACATACATGCTAAGGAATATATCCTTAAATGGTTGAGGTATTTCATCTACTGTATCATATCGCTCTTTAAAAAACTCATCGTCACTAACGAAAGGTCCCTGAACCTTTTTCCATTCAATAAAATCATTTATCATCTGTGGCTTCCTTCCAATGTGTTACTTCAGCTTTTACATCAGCATCAGGCAGTTGATGCCAATCCATTCCATCTTTTGGGTCAAACGTCCCTGTGGTCTCAAGTAGACACAATATCTTCACTATCTTGCCCGTCTCCGGCTTCGAATCTGTTGCAAGTATCCAATCCATCATTAATCTCGGGTTTTATGCATGCTTTAGGTTTGCCAATAAGCCTCATGAGGTGAGGTTTTTGTGGCCATATTTTGTATAAGAATATACCAGGGTATTCTCCTGTATACCAATTGGGATTGTAGTTAAATTCCCGTCCCATTTTCTCATAATAGTCATCAGTTTGGCTAAACACATCTGTCAATTTCGCTTCAACATCTTGGTATGTCTTATGAAATGATTTTGAGCTAAATAGTGGCCAAGCTGTTATGAGCATATATTCGTGCATTATTTTTTCTTCGGTATCTTTGCACCGCTTTTCCTCGCTTGATTGAGCGCAGCTGCGATACTTTGGGCTTTTGAATGTCCCGTTTCTTCCATTTCTTTGATGTTCTTTCCGATTACTGCTTTGCTTTTACCTTTGGATAGTGGCATATCATCTCTTCCTTATAAAAATGTTAAGAGGCTTGCGAAACTCTTCATCCGATTTGGAGGTGTATTCTAAATGGTAAAGTAATAATAGATCCCTGATCTCTTTCTCAGAAAGGTGTATCTCTATGTATTCTTCCTCTTTGTCCGACTCATGTATCACTTTCATAGCTCTAATACCTTGATCACTGTTTTAGGTGTGTCGGAATATCTCTTTCTAAGTATTAGATCCACTACTTGCGAATCATCAACATATACAATATCTTTCATGGCATTGGTGACTATGTAGGCTAAGTTATCAATGTCTGGTCGTTTCGTTGGATATACCGTTTGATTAATCATTTGCTGTTTTAAGAGTTTCGCTGTCCCTTTAGGTATAGGCAGATAAAACGTTATGTCGACGCTAAGAGGGGTGTTTAATGGCTCTTTGGGTGCATAAGGTCTTATCTGCCATTGTATAGCCTGCTTCTGTTGTTTCGATGGGTCGTATGCTTTCTTCTTTCCAAATAGAGTTTGCTTCTGAGGTCTCGGTATCATATGGATTTCAAATATTAGCATTGTACCTGCTAAAGTTTTTGATTATTCATATCCTCAAAATGCACTTTCCGTAAACATGTTTTTCAAGACGTGTACTCAAAATGCCTTTTTGCGTACATATCAGGCTGATTTTTTTGTCTTCCGTTCGTAACGAATATATCCACGAGTCGCCATCATTTGATCCACAGATTCTCTAGGAATTACATGATAAGATCCTTTGCGATAAGACTTTATATGTCCATTTCTGATCATATAATGTATGGATTGAATTGTCGTCTGTAGATATGTCGCTGCCATTTTCACAGACCATTCTCCGGCAAGATAGTCAAAACAACGCTTTCCTTGGAAACAGACTCGTTGGCGATCGAATCTAGATGATAGGTAATCATTCAGCCAAGGCTTTGTCGTATAGCGAACTCTGGCGATAGTTTTGTATTTCAACACACCTTTACGAATGGCTTTATAAATAGTTTGTACAGTCAATCCAGCAAGATCAGCCGCTGTATCTACCTTTATATACTCAGACATAAAAATCCTTAGGCAATACCTTCTTGTTTGTGAATGCTTCAATCAGTTGAAGATGCTCTACTTTAGGTTTGGAAAATCCTGATATCCAATTGTATACAGTTGCAAGTGATACACCTAGGTCAGCAGCCATTTTAATTGGCTTGATTTTTTCCTTTTTCAGATAGTCTTGTAGCTTCATGTGGGCTCCTAAATATATGGACAACAACATATCATTTGACTATACTATTAGTCAAGAACATTGGAGGTTATATGGAATATATTAGACCAGGTTATATACGAGTTTCAGAAATTCTGAATGGCTTGAGAGACAGAAGTGACATTGATCCAAAAGTCTTAGAGGTCAAAGGCAAGATCGGAAGTGAAGTTCACAGGAATATCGCTGAAGAGAAGTCCGATGGTATTCCCTTCTTTGATGAGTATCCTGTCATAAACCCCTATAGTTACGAAATAATGAGATGGGAAAAAAGAGGTCTGGGGTATTTCTTAAGCTTTAGTGAGTGGGATAAGGCTTATAAACCCGAATTTCAGCTCATGGAACACCGTTTGTATGATGATGACTTGAGAATCACTGGTCAGATTGACGCTCTAGTATGCTTTAAGGATAGTGATGTTCCTTGTCTTATAGACTTCAAATGCAGCCATTCTGCCGATAAAGAAATCTGGAACATGCAAGCACATTTCTATTGCTATCTTCTCAGACAAAATGGTGTAGAGATATCAGACACTTTTACTTGGATACAACTGAATAAAAATGGAAAAAGACCTGTAACACATGACTTTCAGTTCGATGAAAATGTGCTTGATAGATGCATTGCAGAGGCTGTTAGGTATTCTGAATTACATCATGAAGGATTAACGTTTGACTAATATATTAGAAAAGTGATATAGTAAAGATACAAAGCAAGTCTCCCAAAATCGCTAAGGCGCCAAGGTTGTAGCTGCTGAGTAAACGACCCCTAGTTGGAGCTAGGGGTCAGACCTGAATTTATTATAGAACGGAGGTTCTTATGAATACATTTCACACCATGACAGATCATGATCATTCAGATCAAGAAGTTTTATCTGTCCTTGATATACAACTCGATGAAATATCAACTAAGTGTTTGTTACTTCAGCGTGAGATTGAAGAACTTAGAGCAGAATCCAGAACATGGGAAAGGCTCTATAATGATATGTTTAGAATGATCAACATGGTAGGTGCAAAATGAAAGACTTAGGACCATGTGATGCTTGGTTTGAACCTTCATTTCTGTATGAAGAAGAAGTTGACGAAGAAGATTTGGAAGTGCAGGCTGCCAATGAAAAAGATTATGAAGAACACATCTACGAAATGATGAGGTGCTAGATGAAATGCCGCAAAGATCTGATTTCTCTTGGTGAGCAAAAATTTTATGATGATATGAATGATATTTGCAAGAAATACTTCAAAGAACATGGTGGTCGTAAGTTGACAGAGCGTATCTCAAGTTACTTAGTAAATTATGTGGATTATCAGTATGGTAGAGAACATACTATAAATTTTATTAAATCATTATTGGATCAATTACAATGACATACCATTCTACAGAAATAGGAGAGCTTGCAAAAGCTCTGTCAGCCTTCCAAGGAAAGCTGGAAGGCGTTGAGAAGGACTCCAAGAACCCTTTTTTCAAGTCCAAGTATGCCAGCTTAGATGCTATATGGTCAGTAATACGACAGCCTTTATCTGAAAATCAATTGGCAATTTCCCAGGCTCCTCTATACATAGATGGGAAAGATTTTCTAGAAACTCTATTAATGCATAGTTCTGGTCAGTGGAGAAGTTCTTTAATGCATGTAAGGACATCAAAACCCGACGTACAAGCCCTGGGTGGGTCTCTTACTTATAGCGAGAGATACGCTTTGTGCGGTATTTTAGGCATATCAAGCTACGATGATGATGGTGAAGAAGCCATGAAACACGTAAGAGCTGAGAAGCCCAAGGAAGAAGAGAAGGGCTCTACAATCGACGATCTTGCTAAAGGTATGTTAGAGTTCAGCAAGGAAGAGATCTCTGAATATGTGGCATATATAGCCCATAAGAGCAATATGACAGTCAGTGATGTAGTTTCGAAGTGTATGTCTAGTGATGTGAGCTTCAATAGCTTCCGAGATAAGCTTAAAGCTAGTATAGACAAAAAGAAACAGCCCACATAATATGTAAAACGCGTTTCATAGAAGAGAACTTCTTGTTCGGCTCCGGCTAAGCTCGTTTAGTCGGGGCTTTTTTCTTTTTTGGTTCTACTTTCACGAATTTCTCATCTAATATCTTCTGACCAACATATTGAGCGTTCCTAACTATCTCTACCAGAGTCTTATGTGAATGCTCTAAACTTTTGATATGTTCCATATGAGATGCAAGTCTTTCAGAAACAGTATGTTGAGAACCGAATTGCTTTGAGATGTATAATATGCTCTGTTCTAGTCGTTTAAGTCTAATATAGGCTGCAATTGATACACAAAGGACGACAAAGTTGAAAAGTAGACACCAAATATTCATAGGGTTCCTTTTTTATTGAATCTTAGCCAGATACAGAGAAATTGGCAAGAATCTAGTTAAACTACAGATTTTTCTTATGGATTGAAATTCTTTGAAGGATTACTGTGATCAGCATTAAAGATAAAGGCCCCCTACTTATGGAAGAGACGGGGACCTTTGTCAGATCAAACAAGGTATGACAAGACAATATCATACCTCCTGTTTTCAAGACAACGAGGTTTTCGATGTCAGATAAAATCGCTCTCACAATAAATCCAGAACAAGAAAATTTTCTCATCATCTTTGATGGTCTCAGCTACCAACAAAAAGAAATATGGCAATTGCTATGTTGGTTTAACAAACATTGTTATGTCACTCGCCCAAGTCAAACTACAATTGCACGCATGGTTGGTTGTTGTAGGGATACAGTAATTGAAGCTATTAAAAAATTTAAAGAGTTCGGTTGGATGGCCACAATAAAAAAGGCATATCAAACATTAATTTACTTTATATCAGACAATCTTTTAAAATTGGACACCAAGGACAGAAATATTTTTAAAAAAGCAACCATTTCTAGAGAGGCTCCGGCACAGGCTCCGACACTATCTAGAATATCTAGCTACTTAAAAGGTACGTACCGTGAAATGTATACAGAAGATTGTTTAAAAAGAGAACGGACCCATAAACCAATTCCAGAATTCATGAAAATTCCTGCCTTCAGTCTTGAAGATAGGCAGTTTTTTACTAATCGATATTCTGAACAAGTGCTTTATGAAGCCATGAAAGATACAAAAGATTTTCATATAAACGTAGAACGTATTGGAAATATCCCAGGATTTTTCACAGACCGGTGTAAATATTGGGAAAAGAGGAGAAAAAACAATGGCAAATACTGAAAAAATAAGTGATAATGTAGAAGATTATTTTACAATAACAGAAGACTTTTTAGAACATTCTAAAAAACTCGATAAAGAATTTGAAGAAGTATATAAAGGCTCTAAAGAATTATATTTTCAAAAACAATTTGAAGAAGCTATCGAAGATAACTGGGAACAATTCAAGGAAATAATTAAATTGAAAGAAAAAATAGAGGATCTTACATATGAACTCTCTCTATGTCATGAATTAATTAAAAAAATAAAGGAAAGCTTACAATGAAAATACAAAACTATCGTGTCATAGACAAAGGCTCATGCAAAGCCTCATTCGAGATCTTCATCGAGCAATGGGGTCTTCATATCCTCTGTGTTCTCATGGACAAAAATGGTTCACGTTGGCTAAGCATGCCAGCTAGGCCATTCGAAAAAGATGGGCAGAAAAAATACCAGTGGCTAACTTGGTTTGAGAAAGACCATCACAAGCGCTTAGAAGAAGCTGTCATCAAGCTCATCGATGCTGGGCAGTATGAGAAAGTTCCTGAAGTGAATATTCCTACCCAAACGGAAGCGTCTGTTAAGGATGTTGTGTTCGATGATGATATTCCGTTCTAGAGTGCCATAAAATTAAACGAACTCACTATGCCCAGTATGTAAGTACCGGTCATGTGAGTTCGTAAAGAACTTGGCAGGTTCTGTGAGTTTTATTGGCTTGCACCTTTTGGTACACCAATGAACTCAGGTGATGGGCAACCATTTACCTCAGGTAAGTCAACAAAAGGCGCTCCTATAACAGGTCTTGGGGAGATCTGCTGGACGACTGGCTGTTCGTCAAGCGATGGGGCCATTTGAGTGACTGGCCTAAGTAACCTCGGAACAAAGCGCTTTGGCTTGTTGTCAAGGTCTTGTGGAGATTCGAACAGATATCTAGCAAATTTGTACGATCCATATCCACAGGCTACAATGGCTATGCTATAGCTTGCTAAATGCAAAAAGGGCATTTGGCATGATCTGTTTAATATACCGGCCTCACAAGCAAATGCCTCCATGGCAATGTTCATGACTCTTCGGCCGATATCCCCCCCCGCCACGCCAAATCCCAAAGACGCTATACCATGCTTTACTTTATGGAAATGATGCCAGTTGAATATTCTATCGAGTTCGATTTTCATATAATTTCCTTTGTTAATCTACCAGGATTTCGTCCATGTCTATAATCTTCCGTATCAATATCTTTGTGATACCATTTTCCATTACTTTTAAAGAAGGATTCTGTTTTATCATCAAACTCATCACCAATATCTGCATGAGGACTATGAATAATCAATGTGTCTTTTGGGGGATTCCACTCAGCGCCATCCCATAAAATTACATTGATAACTTTTTTTGTGATTGGATCTAAAATTGCATGTCTTGACATATAATCCCTAAACAAAAAATTCAAAAACTATTACCGCACCAGCTCCGCCATTACCACCAGCGCCTGAATTAGTGCCGTTAAGAGATCCACCGCCACCACCGCCGCCACCACCAGGTGCTCCACCATTTCCTCCGGTTCCAGGACCCACAGATTTCATTCCACCACCACCGCCACCGCCACCACCACCAGAATAAATAATATCAGTTAATCCTGCTACGCCATTACCACCATTAACAGTACCAGTTTCTATACCTCCAGCAGCTGCTGTTGTAAGAATTAGACCAGTTCCCATTGATATTGCCGCTCCATCACCTGCTTGTCTAGCTGTACCAGAATCAGCACCAGATCCACCACCAGCACTGGAAGAATTAAAATCTGTAGTATTATTTTGAGTGGCGGTTGAACCAGTTACATTTCCCCCCGCTCCTGGAAGTCCCAAAACAGAAGTCTGATGGTATAGAGAAGTATATGTAAAATATAAAGAACTTTGTGCTCCCCCAGCTGATCCGGTAGTAGTGGTACCACCTCCAGCAGCAGATGCACTTGCTAATCCAGATGTAGTTAGCGATCCAAAAGAGCTTGTATTACAAACTGCTCCAGCATTTCCATTAGTTGTGTTAGTAGTTTGAGTAGCACCGCCGGTAGTTCCAGCTGCAACAGTAACTGTTTCCGTGAGTCCAAAAAAACTGGCAGGAGCATAAAAATAAATAAGAGATCCACACCCGCCACCACCACCACCGCCTGCAGCAGTAGTAAGACCACGCCTTCCAGAACCACCACTTGCGCCACTTGAAAATACTAACACCAAAACATAGGAACTCATTCTGTTTTTATACCAGGTACCACTGGATGTAAAATTGGTGACTTTATAAGTACCTTGTCTGCCCAATCCTGTAGGAAGTTTAAATGCAATTTCACCAAAAGGCATTAGAAATCTCCACCTTGAGCAAGTATAGTCATGGTTTTCGCTGCAGTTACAGCACCTGTAACAGCAGCTTTTAATGTCGTACCACTTGCGATATATAAATATGGATTTCCATTAGAATCTAAATTCAATGCGGGTCCAAGATTTCCTGTAGTTGATAATGGATTGACTGAATTTACTGAGCTAGTATTTCCGGCAGAAATGGGGATATTAACACTACCAATAAGATAATCTGTGGCGGATATAGTAAAAAAAAACTGTAATGTATAAGCTGCTGTGTCGGTGTTAGTTATAAGTATATTTTCAACTTTTGAACCATTAGTACCACCAGTATATACTGTTTTTTTATTCGTTCCATCAGCATTAACAATGGTTACAGGTGTATTTACTATTGTCTGAGGAAATATCGGAGTAGCTGTAACAGGCATTAAAAACCTCCAAAAAATGTATAGGTAAGATATTCTTTTTGATAAAAAGTAGCACTAGAACTCGCAGCCTGAAAACTTGGATCACTTCCTGTACCGTTGCTAGTTAAAACCCATCCAGTATTTGCCGTAGGAGTAACTGAAGTGATTGCATTTGATGAGCTTCCAACTAGAACAAAATGATTAGTTAGTGTACTAGCAGTAAATGCTCCTGCAGCATCGTAAGTAACTACTCCAGAGGATTTTAAATTTATTGCATTATTCGTCGCCATGGTTCATTGATCCTTTTAAATGGCCAATCCTATTAAGCTACAGTCCAGTTACCAGTCACACCTATCGCATACCATGTGGTGTTTGCTGTAGTACAAACAAGATACATCGTATCACCTAAAGCAGTACTTGTAAAACTACCAGTATTTGCTGTAGCAAGAGATGATCCTAATTGAAGTTGACCAGGGTTTGCACTCAAGATCTTACCACTTGCAGCGGTATTGATGTTTATGACTGCGATAACATCACCAATAGCTGCTGTACTTGGCATCGTAAGAGTAAGCACTCCAGCTTTGTTCAGTATATATCCATTATTAACAGCACCGGTCTGATCTGCAGTTATTTTAGTCCATGTAAGACCAGAACCAACACCATTGATTGTAATTGAACCTGCACCATTTGTTATTGATATTCCTGTGCCCGCAGTAATATTTGCCGCGGAAGGATCTGCACCTGTGGATCCAATAGCCAATTGTCCATTAGTAAGCGCAAGAGATGTTATACCATTGGAGGCAGCACCTAAAAGTACATTATGGTTTGTAACTGTGATAGCTGAGAAAGTTCCAGCGCCATCATATTTACATATGCCTGCATTGACGATATTTATTGCATTGTTTGTAGCCATATTTTTCCTTTAGACAAATGTTAGGTTACCCATACAGGCAGTTATTAACCATCTTAAATTAGCAGTTCTACAAACCATGACTAGTCCATCACCCTGTCCAGTAGTTGTAATGCTTCCGCCAACACCACCAGTTGTTACTTGTGAGCCAAATTTTATAGTCTGCCCAGCGCTCTGTGTTATCTGAAAGGAAGTAGAACCATCAAGGTATACTTCTATAGTATCACCAACAGCTGAAACAGCCGGAAGAGCTAATGCCAATGCTGCACCACCAGTGCAAAAGTATCCATTATTGATTGCGAGAGTTTGATTAGCTGAAATTGCTGACCAAGCAAGACCTGTCCCACCAGATGCAGAAATGGTGATAGTTCCTGCACCATTATTAATAGTTATTCCAGATCCTGCTGTGAGTGTGCCTACAGATATTTGTTGTCCAGGAGCTGCAATACCAGTGCCTATTGGAATTTGACCTGCCGTTGTGAAATTTCCAGTGTGAGTAAAAGAGGTACCAGTAGGATCTGTAAAATCCATGTTGGCACACCACATCACTTGATTATCAAATCCTGGCATTTACAACCTCAATTAAATACCAAATACAAAAGTACAACTAATAGAAACATTTGTAGGAACTGTTACCCAGGTAGGTGTTATAAAATGAATCCTAGAAAAATTTATGACTGCAGTCCCGGATAATCCTGTAATGCTAAAATTATTCACAGCACTCGACAGATTAAAAGAGACTGAACTTGTTCCTCCAAGAGAAATACTGCAACTTTCACTTGAACCAAGTGTGCCATTAACAAAAGCGGTTCCATATATATCTCTAATAAATGCACTTGTAACAGTAGAAAACCTTCCACTTAAGTCAGCTGGAGATGCACCTGCTATTCTATGATCTACAGGCAATCCAACAGACAGTTCATAATTTTTATTTGATAATGGATTTCCAGGAGTTGTTTGAGCAAAGGCGATTAAATTCTGAGTTCTAGTATGGGTAACAAGTGAAGGTAAAGCATTTGCACCATTGCTTGTCAAGATTGTATCTGTAGTAGAACCATTAACAGTTTGCAATGGATTGGTACTTGTCGTTCCTCCAAATACCATAGATCTTATGATAAAACTAGAGTTCCCTGTTCCTCCATGAGCAACAGCCAAAGGCAACCCAGCTGAAGAGAAAACTCCTGCTCCATCATAAGAAACTATTCCTGAACCAGTTAAGTTAATATTATTTGTAGTTGCCATAATCTATTTAAATTTTAACCCGCATTAAGTGGACCAATTGTTAACAATACACTTACTGAAACAGATGGAGTAGTTGGTACTACAGACCAGTTAGGTGTATTCAATTTTATTTCAAAAAAGTCTCCTGCTGTAACCAATATTGGAGTAAAAGTATCAAAGAATATAGAACGATCTGCGGCTCCAATAAGAACTGTTGAAGCTACTACAGTTTCTGTTGAATTATTTAACAATATGCTTATAGTACTCACCTCATTACTTGAATTTGAATTAGCAGAAGTACTAATAGTACCTCTGTCAATGTAACCAGTATAAGGAGAATATATTCTTGTTTGTAAGGAAGAAGAAGTATAACTAGTTAATGTTTGAGACTGAGCTAGGAAATAACTGGTGTTTATAACCGGTGTAGCTCCAAGTGTTCCCTTAACAAAAATCATCCCATAGCTGCGTTCTAAAAACGTCCATCTAAATGGAATTGGTATCGAAAAATTAGGACCAATTTGTGCTCCTGGATATATGCTGGCAGCATGAGAAGAAAGAGGGCCTGTAGTAGATGCGGAATCCGTCGTTAAAAATCCATAAGCATTAAAACTTGTGGCTTGCGTCCCTCCG